TTTTTTTAAAGGGAAAAAAATTGTTTACAGGTTTTTTTAAAGGGAAAAAAATTGTTTACAGGTTTTTTTTAAAGGGAAAAAAATTGATTTAATTATATTATTAATAAAATGAATATATATTTTAATTTATGCTAATATTAGATAATAACTATTCTACAAAGTATTGGGTTACAGAAAATATCAAAGACTGTGGTAATTTAATAAATGATGAAAAATTGAAAGAAAAATATAATAATGATAATAAATTAAATTTATCATATGAATACTCTAATACAAGAAATCAAAACTCTAATAAATCAAATAGAATCAATAAAGATAATAAATACTCCAATAAACAACAATCAAATAGATATGAAAATAAAAATAATAGAAATGTTAATTCAAAAGAAACCAATAAATATATCAATGTATCAAGAAACAATAATCCCAATTATAACAAAAAAAAAATGTGTGGATTGTCACAGGATAGCTCAATATCAGAATATGATAGGAGAAATAAAATGTTGGACTCATATTCAAAACATAATTTAAAAAAAAATTTAACTTAATTTAATATAATAGTTTATTTATAAAAATATTTATCTATATAATTATAATGACAACTAAAGAAGTAAAATTTGGTGCAACAAAACTTCCAATTAAAAAATTTAATATTAATGAAATGGTTGATCACTGCACAATAGCTATGATTGCAAAACGAGCTACAGGAAAATCATTCTTAACAAGAGAAATTATGTATCAAAAACGAAATATAGCAGCAGCAATAGCAATTAGTAGAACTGAAAAATTAAATTGTTTTTATTCTGAATTTATTCCTGATAGTTATATTTATTCTGAATATAATAGTGATATTTTATCTAGAATTTATGAAAGACAAAGTAAAATGAATGAAGATAATAAAAAAAGAATTAAGGAAAATAGAAATCCTAAAAATGATTCAATTATGTTAATTATGGATGATTGTATGAGTTCAAAAGGGACTTGGCTTAAAGATCCTAATATATTAGAATTATTCTTTAATGGAAGACACCATCATTTATCATTTATTTTAACCATGCAATATTCTGTTGGAATTCCACCTGAAATGAGATCTAACTTTGATTATGTATTTTTATTAGCAGAAGATACTATTTCAAATAGGAAAAGATTATATGAACACTATGCTGGAATGTTTCCAACTTTTGATATTTTTCAACAAGTTTTTTCAGATATAACACAAGATTATGGTATTATGGTAATTGATAATCGTGTACATAGTAAAAATATTACTGATAAAGTATATTGGTATAAAGCAAAAGTAGTTCCTACATTTAAAATAGGGTCTAATAAATTCCATAGATTCCATAATGAACAATATGATGATGATTGGGATAAACGTCTTGAAGTATTTAATCCAGAAAGTTTAATAACAAATAAAAAAAATTCTATGAGAATTATTGTTGAAAAAGTTAAAAATTAATATTAATAAAATTAATTTCTATATAATATTATATGGATTATGCTAATTTTGCATTATATGGATTTGCCATATTATTTATTATTTATTTATACTATTTATCATTAAATATTAAGAAAAATAGTTATATTATTTTTGGTTCATTTTTAGTAACAATTGGTTATTTTTTTGCTGCTATGGAAAAATATAATCATATTAAAAATCCTCATCATAAAAATCCAATTTCAAAAAGTCACCTTATTTTAGGAGCATTTTTGTTATTAAGTTTTTTATTTCCTATTAATCATCATTCTAAAAAAACAGATATATTTGGTTTAGTTGGTCATTTTATTTTAATTAATACAAATTTTGGTTATAATCAAATAGCAAATGTTTGTTTAACAATTTATTATTTGTTATATACTTATCGTAATGGAATGGATCATGAAACTATTGGAAAAATACGAGCTTTCGCAGGTGGTTCTATATTATTATATTATATTAAGCAAACTATCGATAATTTTTATAATATAAAAGAAAAAAAATTAAAAGATAAAAAAATACATTAAAAAAAATAATTATATTAAATAGTTTTTAATCAAAAGCTATTTAATAATATTTTATAAATCAATAATTTTTGGAGGTGACATTTTTGCAGGATCAAATTGACCAATTTGGTCAGATAAATCTTTAATTTGTTTATCTAATTCTTCTCTCTTTTTATCATATTGTTTAATTTGTTCATCAATATTTTTAAGATTAGTTTCAAGATTTTCAACTTCATCTTTCTTGTTATTTTCTCTTGCTTTTTCTAACTTTTCTTGAGTTTCTTTTTTAATATCTGTCTTTGTTGTTATATTATTTAGGATACCCTCTCTCATTAATTCAGTTTTTCTTTGTTCATGGAAAATTTTAGACTTTTCTTGATTTTCCAAATAAGATTTCATAATTCCATTTAGTTGTTCATTTTGATATTCTGATTCTTTAACAGCTTCTGAATCTGGACTTGGATCAAATGGCAACCACTTACCCATATCTCCTACAAATACATTAAAATAAGGATCAATAGATTGAACTTTCTTTGCATGTGCACATGCAGCTTCATATGTTCCAAAAACTCCTCTGATTTTAATCCCAGATAATGAAGTTTTTTTATCAGAATCAGTTAAAAAACTAATACAAACAAATTTTTGATCACTTGGTAAAAAAGTATCTTCAGTTAAATAATCTACAGACATATAATTATTAATAATAAACAATCCTTTAAATTATTTATTTGATTTTGTAAAAAATGATATAATTTCTGAATAATCATTTACCTCAAAATCACTCTTTCCAAAACCTATTTCTGGATTTTCAAACATTTTTTTATATGTTATAGATGGTCGGTCGTCATATATTTGATTAAGTTGATTATATAAATCATTATTACTATTATAACCATTTTTACTATTATTAATAGAACATGGTGGACATTTTCTTTTTATAAAAAGAGTTGTAATATATATAATCATTAATATAAATCCTATACTTAAAATAACCAATGATATATTAAAAACAATTTCATTCATTATAAAAGACTATATAAAAATATAAATATTAATATATTAATGTTGAATAATTTACCTACAGATATATCTATTATGATTATTAATTTATTATATTTAAAAGATATTAATAATTTAAAATTAATTAATAAAAATTATAAAGAAATTATTAAATTTTATTCACCAAATTATAATGTACCAATTAAAAAATCATTAAAATTATTTATTGAAATATTTCCATTTATTAAATCAGTTAGTATTAAAAAAAATTATAATGTCAAAGATGTTGATTTTAAATATTTAGAGAAAATTGAAAGTTTAGATATGTCATGCTGTTATCAAAAAGAAATAACTGATTATGCATTTAAATATTTATTAAATATTAAAAAATTAAATATTTTACAATCAAATCAAAATTGGTTTGAGGGTGATCACTTTACTGATTTAGCATTTGATTTTTTAACTAATATTGAAACATTATATATAGATGATAATCATGTTATAACAGATTCTGGATTGAATAAATTAAAAAAAATAAAACAATTACAATTATATAATTGTAGTAAAATTACCAATAATGGATTATCTGAATTAGTAAATTTAAAAGAACTTTATTTATATATGATAAATATAACAGATGATACTTTTGAAAAATTAAATAATATTGAAGCATTATTTATTAATAATTGTAAAATTACTGATGATACATTTAAATATTTACCTAATTTAAAAAAATTAAAATTAGAAAATGTTAAAAATGTGACATGTTTAAATTTTGATAAATTAAATATAGAAGCATTATATTTATCAGATATGAATATTTCTGATAAAGATTTAATTTATTTAAAAAATATAAAAATAATTTACTTATACTATTTAAAAATAAAAGGAGATGGATTAAAATATTTAACAAATATTGAAGAATTAGAAATTGGTGAATGTAATATTAAGGATTGTTATTTAGATCATTTATATAGTTTAAAAAAATTAAAAAAAATAACCATTTTTATGTGTGATAATATTTCAGAAAATAAAATTTATGAATTAAGTAAAAAATTAGGGAATAAATTTATTTATCATAAATATAATTAATCATAAAGAAAATATTTAAAATAATAATTATTTATATTAAATATATGTATTCAAATCCATTAATAAATTTATTTAATAATTCTATAATTAATCTTTTTAATTTTATTTTTAAAACTTTTAAAATTGAAACTCTTGAAGATAAATTTCATAATCATAAGAAAAATAGTAGATCAATGAATCATGTGAAAGCATTATTTGAAAATGAAGATGATTATAATATAGTTAAAAATAATATTTTAAATATGAGTGAAAATCAAGATTTTTTAAATAAATATGATATTACAACTGAAAGTATTATAAATGATACTAATAATAAAATAGCTGTTTCATTTAATGAAAAATCTATTAATATTTTTTTTAATCATTATCATATTTCAGGAACAGCAATGTTTGTTTTATTAAATAAAATGTTTAATAGTAAAACTCCTAGTTTTTTGAAAACAAATCCTTTTTTAGGTTTAATAAATTTACCATTTTACTTATATGAAATTATGAAATTAAAGAAAAAAGAATATTTAAAAAATGATCACAATATTGAACATTTTATAGTTGAAAAAAATGTTATTACTAATAATAAAAGATGTTATCTATGTCTATCTATATTAAAAGAAATATATACATCACTTAAAATGGATAGACCTATGATAGCTGCGATTACATTGGGTTTTGAGGAATTACCATATATTAATAATAATCTTGGATTAATTATAATACAATATGAAATAACAGATACAATTGAAACATTAGATGATAAAATCAAAAAAGCATCATATCAAGCATACTGTAGTAATTTTATTATAAATTGTCCTTTACCTAATTTTTATAATTTTGAAATTCGTAATTATGTTGATTGTATAATTTCATCAATGTATATTAAAAGTGATTTTGATATTAAAGTTGCTTGGAATTGTGCAAGAAATACAGTAGAACAAATGTATGTAGGTTCAGTTTCAGTAATTAGAAGTAATAATAGTATGGATATTAATATGAATTTTAATACTTGTTCATCAAATTATAATAATCCTAATATAAATAATTTTTTTAAATAATTTAAAAAAATTATATAATATTAAATGAATTAGAAATAAAAAGAAATAAATTAAAACAAGAAATACTAGAACTTATAGAACAAAATAATATATTAATTGATAACTCACCTTTATTTGTTTATTTAATGATACATAGTGATAGAGAAGATGATAAATTAGCTTATAGACTAGAAGATATTCAATTATCAGAAGAAGGTTATAAAAATGCAGAAATAGTTACTGAAAAATTTATGGAAACTTTGCATGAATTATGTGAGAAAGCACAAATAGATAGGATTAATTCATCACCTTTATTAAGCTGTATTCAAACTGCATTATGTGTTAATAAATTTTTAAAATTAGAAAAAATATATCTTGTTAATCAATTAGGTGAAGTTATGGATCCTAAATTATTGAGAAAACCTGTTAGTGAGTTTAAATTACGAACTATAAATGAAATAGTAAATGATACTAAAGATAGTATAGATATTAATTGCACACTTACAAAAGCAGATCAAAATGAAGATATATCAATATAAAGAGTAACAATCAACACTTATCTGCACCAGCATCTGTATTATTTGAACCAGTGTCTTCTGTACCTAAAACAAAATAAGTAGAAACATCCATACCTTCTCCTTCACCTAAAGAAATTAGAATACGCCTTGCTGGTATAAATAATGTAAAAAAATTTACGATACTTTATTCAATTTCATAAATATTTTAATATATATACATGTATATATATTAAATGAATTTTAATGAAAAAAAATATTTAAAATATAAAAAGAAATATTTTGATCTTAAAGGTAGTGCTCCTCCTGTTCATTGTAAACGAACATCATCTGAACATATATTACATAATCAAGAAGTATCACAACAACCTCCTAGAATAATTAAAATAGATATTGCAACGTTAGCAGGTAACAGATATTCTTTTGATGTAAAACCTGATGATACTATATTATCAATAAAATTAAAATTATTTGAAATTACAGGTATCCCAATTTATCAACAAATATATGAATTCAAAGAACAAATATTAGAAGATATTAATACATTATCATTTTATAAAATTACTGATAATTCTACAATAAAATTAATAGTAGATTTGAAAGTGCAACCAGTAGTAATAAAATCTAATTTATTAAGAGTTTATGTTATGAGACATGCAGATCGTGCAGATGAATCTAATGCGCCGGAAAATGTAAAAAGACTTGTAGATAGAGAAGAAGATACTCCATTATGGCCTGTTAAAGGTATAGAAACAGTAAATAAAATGACAAGAAAGCATCTTATGAAGCCTGATGGACCAATAGATTTAATTGTTTCATCTCCTTTACTAAGATGTATTCAAACTGCTGATGCAGCAAATAAAATAATTAAGAAAGAATTCATAACTATTGATGCTGGTTTATGTGAAGTATGGAATCGTGATGTATTAAAAGGAATTGCATTGAAAAAGACTGTTGGTGCAGTTAAAATGCGAACACTAAAAGAACTTGAAACATTTGGAATCAATACTAGTATTTTAAAATTTAATGAAAATATTGATTTACCAATAATAGAAGAAACATCTGCTATAGGCGGAACCGCAGATGCTAGATTTAGAGATTCAATTAAAAGAATTGCAATTGAATCAGCCAGATCTGGTCATCATAAATTACTTTTAGTATCTCATGGTGATTGTGCTGGCAGTTTTATTGCATTATGTACAAGTGAAAGAAAAGTAGGATCAAAACCAAAAAAATTAATGTATTCAATCGATTTTTGTGGAATAGTTGTTGCTGATTATGATGTGGATTGTGATAAATGGACTCTTGTTCCAGAGGAATGTGATGGTGTAGGTATAATGGATGGATTTTTTTAATTTATATAATTTAAATTAAAAAAAAAGTTGAAAAAATGATATAAAGAATTAATTTTTATTAAATTTTAATGCCTAAATCTAATAAAACAGAAACTGAAACAAAGTCAGAAGCAGAAAAGTATGATAAAAAAACACCAAGAGAACATGTTCTCCTTCGTCCAGATACATACATTGGTGATATTGAACCAACAAGTGAAAATATGTGGGTTTATTCTAATGAAGAAAGTAAAATGTTAAATAAACATATTACATATACTCCAGGTTTTCTAAAAACATTTGATGAATTGATTGTTAATGCAAGAGATGCGTCAATTAATGATCCAACGTGTGATACAATTAAAGTTGAATATAATTCAGAGGAAGGATATATTAGTGTTTTTAATAATGGTGATATTGGTATTCCGGTTGAAGAACATCCTACACATAAATCATTAGTTCCATCTATGATTTTTGGTGAATTACTAACAAGTTCAAATTATAATGATAATGAAGAGAGAACAACTGGAGGTAGAAATGGATATGGAAGTAAATGTGTATGTCCTAATACTAAAATTCCAATGTGGAATGGCGAGATAAAATTAGCAAAAGATGTTCAAGTTGGTGATCAATTAATTGGCGATGATGGAACAATTAGAAATGTTCTTAAAGTAATTACAGGTTCTGGTAAAATGTATAATGTTATTCAAGAGAATGGTGAAACATATAAAGTAAATAGTGAACATATTTTAACTTTAACACTAAAATCAAAAAAAGATAAAATTTTTGATATTCCTATTCAACTATATTTAAAATTTCATGATTCATTAAGGGATGAAATTTATGGAGTTCGTGGTGAATGTATTAAATGGGAAAATCAAGAGGTTCCATTTGATGCTTATTTATTTGGACTTTGGATAGGCGATTGTATTCAAACAGATTCAACTTTGCCATGTTATGGAGGAAAATTATATAATATGAATCAAATGTTATTTGATTCAGGAAATGAATATAATCTTAATAAAACAAAATATAATTCTCTAACAGAATTTATTAAAAATTATAAATTAGATGAAAGTAAATATATCCCAATTGAATATATAGTAAATGATAGTAATACTAGATTAAAGGTTTTAGCAGGCATTTTGGATCGTGTTGGAAGTATTAGACCAGATAAATTAAAAATAACAATTACATATAAAATGACTGAACAACTTGAAAATGATATTATTAAATTATGTAGAACTTTAGGATTATTATGCTATAAAGAATTTAATTATATTAGTATTTATGGACCAACCATAAATGATATTCCTACTAAGATATTTAAAAAATATGGATGTATTTATAATAATGATATTAGTACAGGACATATTAAGATTGAAGAAAGTGATAATGGAGAATTTATTGGATTTCAAATTGATAGTAATCAAAGATTCCTAATCAATGATTTTACAGTAACACATAATTGTGCAAATATTTTTTCAACAAAATTCATTGTCGAAATTGATGATGCTAAAAGAAATAAACGTTTTAAACAAACATGGATTAATAATATGGAAATGGCGGAAGAACCGTCTGTAACAAAGTTACCAGGTAAAACAAAAAGTTCAGTTAAAGTAACATTTTATCCAGATTTTAAAAGGTTTAATATTAAAGATTTAAAAAATGATCATATGGATTTATTCCATAGAAGATCATATGATATTGCAGGTACTGCAAATAATAAATTAAAAGTATATTTTAATGATAAAAAAATAGATGTTATAAATTTCAAATCTTATATTGAATTATATTATCCAACAAAAGACATTGAACTTTATTATGATAATGGAGAAGAAAGGTGGACAGTAGGTGTATTATATAAACCAGATAAAGGAGGTGATGTTATTAGTTTTGTTAATAGTATTAATACTTATAAGGGAGGAACTCATTGTAATCATGTTATTGATAATATCATTAAAACATTAATAAATGACTATATTAAGAAAAAAGATAAAGATATTAAAATTACACCAACTATTTTAAAAGAAAATCTAGTCTTTTTCATTAATAGTACAATTATTAATCCTGCATTTTCATCTCAAACTAAAGATACATTAACAACAAAAGTTGATAAGTTTGGATCAAAATATACTCCTACACCAGTTTTTCTAAAAAAATTAGCAAAATGTGGGATTGTTGAACAAATGATTGAATTAGCAAAATTTAAAGAAAATTCTAACTTGAAAAAAACTGATGGTAAGAAACAAGTAAAAATTTCTGGTATTCCTAAATTAGAAGATGCTAATAAAGCAGGTACAAAAGATTCAATTAAATGTACATTAATTTTAACAGAGGGTGATTCAGCAAAAGCAACAGCAATGGCTGGATTAGGTATTATTGGTCGAGACTATTATGGTGTTTTTCCATTAAAAGGGAAATTATTAAATGTTCGTGAAGCTGCTGCTTCTCAATTACTAGCAAATGAAGAAATTAAAAATCTAAAATTAATTATTGGATTAAAACAAGGAGAAGATTACTCAAGTGATGATAAGTTTAGTACTCTTCGTTATGGACATGTTTTACTATTAACAGATCAAGATGTTGATGGGAGTCATATTAAAGGATTATTTATTAATATGTTACATAGTTTATGGCCATCACTAGTGAAAAAACCAGAATTTGTACAAAGTTTAAATACTCCTATTGTTAAAGCAATTAAAGGATCAAATGTTATTACATTTTATAATTTAACTGATTATGATAATTGGAAAGATACACCTGAAGCAAATAATTATAAAATTAAGTACTATAAGGGGTTAGGTACATCAACAACTCAAGAAGCAAAAGAATACTTTATTGATATAGAAACAAAATTGATTAATTATTTTTGGGAAAATGTTGATAAAGAAGTAAAAGCTAAATTTTCTGATTCTGAAAAAGATAAAGCAGAACAGGTAGTTGACCATGAATCAGATGAAGAAAATGAGGATGAACCATTAGATGATACAATTTTTATTCCTATTCATGATGACGATGATGCAATTCGATTAGCATTTGATAAATCAAGAGCAGATGATCGTAAGAAATGGTTATTAAATTATAATAAGAATAATATTATCAAGTATGAACAAAAAACTATTCCATATTATGATTTTATTCATTATGATTTAATTCATTTTTCAAATGATGATTTGATTAGGTCAATTCCATCAGTAGTAGATGGATTAAAACCTTCTCAAAGGAAAATATTATATGGTGCATATTTAAGAGGATTAGATAAAACAGAAGTAAAAGTAGCACAATTAGCTGGTTTTGTATCAGATAAAGCAGCTTATCATCATGGTGAAATGTCTTTAACAGGTGCAATTATTGGTATGGCACAAGATTTTGTAGGATCAAATAATATTAATATATTAGTACCTGCTGGACAATTTGGTACAAGATTGAAAGGTGGTAAAGATGCAGCTTCTCCACGTTATATTTGGACTTCGATTGAAAAATTAACATCAATAATTTATAATTCTATTGATGATCCAATTTTAAATAATCAATTTGAAGACAGTGAACCTATTGAACCAGAATATTATGCACCAATAATTCCAATGGTTTTAGTGAATGGAGCTGAAGGTATTGGTACTGGTTTCTCAACAAAGATTCCACCCTATAATCCAATTGAAATTATAAAAAATATAAAGAATATTATGAATAATAAACCTTTTGAAGCTATGGATCCATGGTGGCAAGGATTTGAAGGAATGATTTGTAAAATTGACGAATTTAATTATGAAATATTTGGAACATGGGCTATAAATGATAATAAGTTAACAATAACTGAATTACCTGTAGGAGAGTGGACATCAAATTATAAAGAATTTTTAGAGAAGATGTTAGAAGATATTCCAGTAAAACCAAAAGCAGATGATAAAAAATCTAAGAAAGTTATTAAGAAAGATAATAATTTCCTTGGGTATAAAGATTCAAATACAGAATCTAAAGTTCATTTTGAATTAACATTTGAAGATGGATATTTACAATCAGTTAAAGATTTAGATAAATTATTTCATCTCAATAAAAAATATTCAGTTACAAATATGCATCTTTATGGTCCTGAAGGTCATATTAAAAGATATCATACAGTTGAAGAAATTATGAATGATTATTATGATATACGTTTGAAATTATATAAGGCGCGTAAGGAATTCCAGTTATCAATTCTTGAATATCAATTAAAGATTATTTCATTCAAAGTTAAATTTATTTTGATGGTTGTTAAAAAAGAAATTGAAATTAATAATAAGAAAAAACAAGATATTGAAGATGCACTAATTAAAAATAATTTTCCAAAATTTGGTAAAAATAAATGTGATAATAAATTAACATATGATTATCTATTAACAATGCCAATTTATAATTTATCTTATGAAAAAATTGAGGAATTAAAGAAACAACAACAAGATAAAGAATCAGAATATAAAGCATTAGAAGAATTAACACCTCAAAATATTTGGTTAAATGAACTAGAAATTTTAGAAGAAGAATATATTAAATGGTATACTAATAAAATGGAAATATCTAATTTAAATGGAAAGAAAAAAGTAAAGAAAAACAAGAAATAAAGTAATATAAACAATAATTTTATTATTTTAATAATGAATATTAAATTATTATTTTTTGCTTATGCAAATTGTAAAAATTGTAAATATTATTTACCACATCCAAATGATTTTGATGATTTAGCAAAGTGTAAAAAATTTAAATTAGTAATTCAAAATCAAGAAAAAATATATTATGATTTTGCAGAAGTTTGTAGAAAAGATAATAATAAATGTGGTTTACAAGCAAAAGAATTTATATATCAAGCTAATCCTAATTATTAATTTATAATCAAGAATATATTTTATTATTATAATTATATAATAATAAAATAAAATGATAATAAAAAATCATCTAAAAATTAAAAATTATAATAATGATGTTAGTTTGATTGATATAAAACCTATATTAATGGATATATTTTTTATAATACTTAATATATAATGTCAGATATAAATGTAAGAAAACGATTTTTAATTTTAAAAAATACAAAAATTATAAAAAAAAATGTAAATTATATTTATAATTTAAATGTGGGTAAAACAACTTTAAGTAAAAAATTAATAACATCAATAATAAAATTGCCATTAATAGTTGATTTAAGACGTAAATTTGGTCCAGTTTGCGATCAGGGAAATATTGGTTCTTGTACAGCATGTGCATTATGTGGTCTATTCGAATATTTTAATCCAAAATTTAATGGATCAAGATTATTTGTATATTATAATGAAAGAAAATTAGAAAATAATATACCTGATGATTGTGGAGCAACACTTGAAGATGGAATGTTATGTTTACAAAAATATGGTGTTTGTAAAGAAACAGATTGGCCTTATATTCCTAATAATTTTGCTACAAAACCCCCTGAAAAATGTTATTTAGAAGCATCAAAACATTTAGTTTTTAAAGTTGAAAATATTAATGATAATATAATTAATTTAAAATCTCATTTAGCACTAGGATTTCCATTTGTAGTAGGTATTCAAGTTTATAATTCATTTGAATCAATAATAGTGTATAAAACAGGAGTAGTTCCTATGCCTAATATTAATAGAGAAATATTATTAGGTGGTCATGCTGTTGTATGTGTTGGATATAATGATAATACTCAACAATGGATTATGAGGAATTCATGGGGAAGTTCATGGGGAATAAATGGATATTTTTATTTACCATATGCATATTTACTTTCACCTAATCTAGCAGGTGACATGTGGACTATAACAAATTTTAAATAAATAAATTATTTATTTATTTAAAATCACTAAAATCATAAAATATATTTATTTAACAATTTATTTTTTTGAAATTATTATTTTAATTGTAATATTATATAATTATAAAAATATTTAATATATTTGAGTAATAAATATTTTTATTTTTATAATTATTATATATATGAAAAACATTATGAAAAATATTAATTATAATAATGAAATTATAATTGAAATAATACCAAATACTAAAAATATAAACTATAATAAAATATTAGATGTTGAAATAAAACCGAATGAAACTGATACTAATAAAATTACAGATATTAAAACTGATACTAATAAAATTACAAATATTAAAACTGATACTAATAAAATTACAGATATTAAAACTAATAATATCAAACCTAATAATATCAAACCATCTAAAGTAATAAAAAGGAAAAAAAATATTAATACTGAGAAATTATATAATAGACCAAATATTATTAAACAATCTAATATTAAGAAAAAAAATGTTAAAAAAGTAATTGTAAATATTGATAATAATAAATCAAATAATAATACTCCTAATATTAAAAAAAATATTAATACTGATAAATTATGTATTAAATCTACTAATATAAATACTGATAAATTATGTATTAAATCTACTAATATAAATACTGATAAATTATGTATTAAATCTACTAATATAAATACTATAAATAAGAGTAAACTAAATATTATACCAACTAATAAAAATAAAAATAAAAATAAAAATAAATTATGCAGTAAACCTAATAATATTAAAAAGTCACCTAATAATAAAGTTAATGTTGATAAAAATAAATCTAATATACCACCTAATAAAATAGAGGTGATTAATACTTATAAAAATATAAATTCAAATAATAAAATTATAAATTTAAATTTATTAAAAAAAAATATAAAACATTTAAATATTAATAATGATAATAATAAAAAAATAAATAAAGTAAATATTAATACAATAAATAGTGATAATAATAAACCAACTAATATTAATAGTGATGATAAAATATTAAATGTAAAACATGAAATTAAATCAATAAATACAGATAAAATTGAAACAAAAATAATATACAATAATCTAAATGTTAAATCATTATTATCGAAAAATATTAAGCCACCACACATTCAAGAATCTAAAGAAACATCAATTATAAATAAAATAGAACATCCTCAAATTAAATCAAATATTATTACACAATATAATTATATAAAATGTTTATCTCGGAGGAATTTTAATTTAAATGAAACAAGAAAATCAATTAATACTACAATTAATCCAAATAAAGAAAAATTTAGAGTTATATGTAGTGATTATATTAATTATATTAGACATATTAATTTACCTAATATCACACTTGATAATGATAATGAAGCAGTATTAATTGAATATAGATGTTTACCACATTTAGAATTCTTAATAAGAAATGCTATCATAAAATTAGGAAATGAATGGAGTCATACTATTATTTGTGGTGATTTAAATTATTCATTTATTACTAACATATGTAAATCAATATCAATAAATATAAAAATAATTAAGACTGATTATAATAATTTAAATCAAACAACTTATAGTATTTTCCTTGCTGATAAAAAATTTTGGGAATTATTGACAGGAAATAAAATATTAATATATCAGGAAGATTCATGTATTTTTAATTCTAATATAAAAGATTTTTTAAATTGGGATTATATTGGAGCTCCTTGGAAAGTTAATCAAAATGATACATTAAATTCAGTAGGTAATGGTGGATTTTCATTAAGATCAAAAATAACTATGATTAAAGTAATTGATCATGTATCAATATTTGATACAAAAATAAATTCAAGTACTGAAAATTATATGAATTGTAATAAAATGACTATATGTCCTGAAGATGTTTATTTCTCTAAAAATATTCAAGATTTTAATTTAGGAATTGTTGCTAATTATAATTCAGCATTATTATTTTCTACTGAAACAATAAATAATAGTAATAGTTTTGGTGGACATTGTTTTTGGCTAAGTGATAATAATTGGGAGGAAAGAATTTTAACCAAAACAATAATTACTTTTAAATTACATTCTAAAATTAGAACTGAACATCGAGGAGGTTGGAATACTATTATAGATTCATTATTTAAATATAATATATTTAATAATATTTCTTCTTATTTATTTTTAGATATGATTGAGAGATATTTTATATGGTCTAATAATAAAGAAATAACAAATATATGGTCTGGAATCATTCATTGTACACCTATTACACCAACATATTTAAATAGCTTTAACATTTCTTTATTATTTAATAATAAATATTTTTTAAATTCATTAGATAAATGTTTATGTTTATTTACATTATCACAATACATTACAGATTATCTAAATAAAGAATTTTTAAAAATAAATAAAAATATTAAAATTTTTACATTAAAACATCCAATAGAAATGATTAATATAAAACAATTTGATATTAATAAATATGTTAATAATCCATGTAAAAAATTAATACAACTAGGACAACAATTAAGAAAGTGTACAAGTATTTATTTATTAAACAATCTTAATCATGAAAGAATATGGTTAACTGGAACTATGAATATAAACAAATGTAATATATTATTAAAAAATGAAATTTTATTTTTAAAACTTAATCCAAAAATTTTAAATAGTAAGGTTAAAATGTATTATACAGAAACTATTGAAGAATATGACAATTTATTAACTAATAATATAGTATTTATTGATTTATTTGATGCAGCTGCTAATAATGCGGTAATAGAATGTATTATTAGAAATACACCAATAATTATTAATAAACTAGATGCTGTAGTTGAATATTTAGGTGAAGATTATCCATTATATTTTAATAATTTAAATGAAATAAATGATTTACTTGATATAAAAAATATATTAAAATCATATGAATATTTAAAAAAAATGGATAAAACGTTTTTAAATATGGATGTATTTATTAATAATATGATTAATAATTTATCAAGTTTAAGACAATAAATATATTTCTATGTAAATATAATGAATAAAAATAAGTTTTTAAAATTTTATAAAAAGAAAGTAAATAATTTATTAGACCTAGATCCAATACCAATACCAACACAAATATTAGATTCAGTTAGTTTAAATTATTATATGATTCATTGTATTGAACATACATATCGTGAAAAATTTATTAGAGATATTATTTTAAAATTAAATAAACCAATTAAGTTAATTGATGGTGTATACACTAAAAATGTTAATTTAGATAATCAAATTGAATTTATTAGTAATTTTGATAAAAATCTAAGATTAAATTTTAAATTTTATTTACAAGGACAAATTGGATGTTATTTATCACATTTTAAAATTATAGAATATATAATGAATAATAATTTAAACTATGAATATTCTGTAATATTTGAGGATGATGTAATTTTTGGCAAATATTTAAATAATAGTATTAATAAAATTATAATTGATTTAAATAGTTTGAATATTGATTTTGATTTAATATTTTTAGGTAATTGTAGTAATAATAAAGGTACTAATTTAATTAACAATATTTATTATATTGATATTAAAAATAATTGTTGGGGAACACATGCTTTATTAATAAATAATAAGAATATTAAAAAAATATATGACTTAAATTGTGAAATAACCAATGAAATAGATTCACACTATGCTTCTTTACTAAAAAATAAAAAATTAAATGGTTTTGTAATTTATCCTTCATTATGTTTACAAAATATAAATTTAATTAGTACAATTAAAAAAAATTGATAAAGAATAGTTTTATAAATTAATATACTTAAATTAATATGAATACTTTAGAATTTCAATTATATGATTGGTTAGAAGATCATGAAACACCCAATGAAAATAGTGATGGTGAAGAAGATTCAATAGGGAATTTTATTATTCATTCATTTGGAAGATGTGAAAGTGGTCAGTCAGTTTATGCTAAAATTATAGGTTATACACCTTATTTTTATATTTTATTACCTGAGCAATTACAAAATAAATCTAAAAGTGAATTAGATAAATCTATTAAAAAATTAGAAGAATATTTAAAAAGTAATGATAATAAAAAAATATTTAATAAATTTAAATCAACATTAGTAGAAATACATATAGTTCAGTTAAAAAAAGCAGAAGGCTTTACTAATGAAAAGCTTTTCTATTTTGCAAGATTAGTTTTTAATAATGCTGATGGTATGAAAAAATATAGATGGTTTTTTGAAGGGAATGATGTGTTTATGCAAGGTCTTCAAAAACCAGTTAGATTTAAATTATTTGAAGCTAATTTACCTCCTGTATTGAGATGTTTTCATATTAGAGAAATAAGTGGTTGTTCTTGGATTCAAACTTCTAAATATAATTTAATTGAGGAAGATGATAAAGAATCAAGATGTGATATTGAAATTGTTGTAGATTGGAGAAATATTAATCCAATATCTAAAGATCATAATGCACCATTTAGAATATGTTCTTTTGATATTGAATGTAACTCTATTGATGGTGAATTTCCTCAAGCTAGAAGGAAAGGTGATTGCGTTATTCAGATAGGTGCTACATATACTTATTTAGGTAAATCTGATCCATATCGTCAATATATTGCATGTTTAAATGAAACATCCCCTCTTGAAGGAATTATTGTTGAATCATGTAAAACGGAACAAGAATTAATGATTAAATTTTTAGAAGAATTAAATAATAATGATGCAGATATTATTACTGGATATAATATATTCTTTTTCGATGAAAAATATATGTATGATAGGTGTAAAGAAGTTCTAAAAATAGATTATGATATGTCATACATGTCTAAATTAAAAAGATTTCGTTGTAATTTCAAAGAAATGAAATTAGCATCATCTGCTTTAGGAGAAAATTTATTAAGATTTTGGGATACTCCTGGAAGAATTCATATTGATTTGATGAAAGATGTTCAAAAAACATTTAATTTGCCATGTTATAAATTAGATTATGTAGCATCAAAATTTATTCGAGGTGATGTTACAAGTTATAATGTATTAGATAATAATGAATTTGAATTAAAATGTAAAACAGTTCAAGATATTTATGTAGGTGATTATATTCATTTGGAAGTTATTAAAGGTTTTGTATCTGATGAAATTGGAGATAAATATTATGTTTTAAATGTTAATCATCAAGATAAAACTATTATTGTGAAAGGTGACCAAAAATTATTAGAAGAAATGGATCAAGCTAAATTAGGAGGATCTATCTTTTGGTCACAAGCAAAAGATGATGTTGGACCTAAAGATATTTTTAGACTTCAAAAAGGATCACCAGATGATCGTGCAATAGTTGCAAAATACTGTATTAAGGATTGTAAATTAGTAAATCTTTTAATTAATAAATTAGAAGTTGTAACTAAAAATATAGAAATGTCTAATGTATGTTTTGTACCATTATCTTATTTATTCATTAGAGGTCAAGGAATAAAATTATTTTCATTATGTTTAAAAGAATTTAGACATCAAAAATATGCATTTCCTGTTATTAAAATGGATAAAAACTACAAATGTTTAAAATGTAAACATGAATATTTGAATCTTTGGTCTTGTCCAAAATGTCGTTCTCAAAATCGTGAAGAAATAGAATCAGATAATACAAGTTATGAAGGTGCTATTGTGTTTCATCCTGTACCATGCGTAGATTATGAAGCTCTTGCAACAAAAGATTATGCAAGTTTATATCCATCTGGAGCAATTCAGAAAAATACAAGCCATGAAACAATTGTAGAAGATGATGAATTTGATAATTTACCAGGTGTTGAATATTTTAATGCTAATTTTAAAGAATCAGATGGATCTATACAGTATCGACGTTATGCAAAAGTTAATGGTAAACTAGGTGTAGTTCCAAGTATTTTAGATAATTTGTTGAAAGCCAGGAAAACTGTTAAAAAACAAATGAAAAATGAAAAAGATCCATTTAAATATAAAATTTTAGATGCAAAACAATTAGCTGTGAAAGTAACAGCAAACTCATTATATGGACAACTTGGAGCACAAACTAGTCCTGTATGTAAACGAGATATTGCAGCATGTATTACATCCACAGGACGTGAAATGTTAATTCTTGCTAAAAAATATGATGAAGAATTTCTTCCATGGATTATGAATGGTTTAAAACATTTTTATGCTAATAATGAATTAGATAAAATAGAATACATGTATGATTTAGAATTAAAAGCAAGGAATGATATTGAATTTATTGAAAATATTAAAAAATATGTTACGGAAAATATTCATAATTTAACATTTCAACCAGTTATTCGTTATGGTGACACTGATTCTATTTTTAGTTGTTATAGATTTAGAGAAAATACAAAATTATTAGATTTTGATAGAGCAATTAAAGTTTGGAAAAATGTGATTCATTTTGCTAAAGAATTGATTGAACCTTATTTTGATGATAAACAAAGATTAATTTTTAATGAAATATTTAATGAATTTTATTGTGATGAAAAAATTATAGATTTAAAATTACCTGAATCACCTAAATGTCAACCTCAACCTAAACATCATGCAATTGTATTACCTTTAGAAGAAAGAATGAAACAATTTATAAAAGAATATATGGAAGAAAGTTATTTACCCTGGTTGTGGACACTATCTGAATTAGTAGAAAAAAATTATACAAATATGTTTGATATTAAATTAAAAAATTGGGCTGAGCACCAATTATTAAAAATTAGACTAGTTTCTCAAGATCTTTATGATAATAGAAAGAATTATTTATTAGAACCAATAATGAATTTTATGAAAAATATATTTGATAATACATATGTAATGCCTTCAGATATTACAATTAATGATTTTACTAATAAATTATTAAATGAATTTCCATTTAGTTCAGAAATTAAGATTAAAATAGATCCATTAAAAAGATTATGTAAAAATTTAATGGAAAAAACTATAAAAGAAAAATGGATTTTTAGTGATGAAAAGAAAGAATTATTAAAAATTATTAATAAATATGTTACTAATGTTTCAACAAAATTACCAAGTAATTTAGATTTAATTAATCATTATATAGTTAATTTTATTGGTAAAAATAAAAATATGGATTTAGATAAATTAACTGAACTATTAATTAAAAATTTACTATCAGATGATGAATTTGATTGTACATTTGATGAAGAAAAATTAAATGAACTAACTAAAATTTTTATTGAAGAATATAATAAAAATAATGGAAAGAAAACTTTAGAAGAAATCATTTGTGATTTTATTGAAAAAGATCTTGGATTAAATTTTAATTTGTATAAAGAAAATCATTATAATAAAGTTATATTATTTATAAAAAATAATATGAGATATGAAGATATGAGTGAAATGAATGATAATCCTGAATATACTTATTACTGGTTACAACCAAGATGGGATTTTGATGAAAATAAAAATAAAATATATAAATGTGATATTTATGAAGGTGGTATTAGTATTACTGATAAACGTACATTAGAATATGCAATGACTATGGGTCAATTATCTGGTGAAATGATTAAATCAAGATTACCATTTCCACATGATTGTGAATATGAAAAAACATTTTGGCCATTTGCAATTTTAACAAAGAAAAGATATGTTGGTAATAAATATGAGTTTGATCCAAATAAATTTAAACAAGATTTTATGGGTATTGTTCTTAAAAGACGCGATAATGCTGCGATTGTTAAAGAAATTTGTGGTGGTATTATAAATATTCTTATTAATGATCGTGATCCGCAAGGTGCAAAAGATTTTACAAGAAAATGTTTAAAAGATATGTTTGAAGGAAAATTTGATATTAAATATTTTCTTCAAAGTAGAAGTCTTAAAATGAAAGAATCGTATAAAGATTGGAAAAAAATAGCACATGTATATTTAGCAGAAAAAATTACACAACGTGATCCCGGAAATGCTCCACAATCAGGAGATCGTATTGAATTTGCAGTTATTAAAGTACCTCTTCCAAAAGATGGTATTAAATTGTTACAAGGAGATATTATTGAAACACCTAAATTTATAAAAGAAAATAATTTAGATATTGATTATTTATTCTATTTAACTAATCAAATTATGAATCCAGCGTTACAATTTTTAGAATTAGTTGATAAAAATGCTATTAATATTTTTAAAGAATTTATAGATCAATATTCAATTCAAAAAATAAAACCAGTTAAAGAACCTAAACCAATTAAAATTAAAACAATTAAAGAACCGAAACCTGATAAAATTAAAACAATTAAAGAACCGAAACCTGATAAAATTAAAACAATTAAAGAACCAAAACCTGATAAAATTAAACAAAATAAAGTTAAATATATTAATGAAATTATTAAATTAATTAATGAAATTGAAGAATTTGGAAAAAATTGAAAAATATAAAATTTATTATTTCTTTACTAAAAAATAATTTAACAATCTTGATTTTAAATTAAGGAACTAGACACGAATGTCTGAACAGGTAGTTATTTCTCTAGCATCTATTTTGACTGAAACAAGGACTAAATTAGATGAAGCAATTGCTGAACTAGCTTTATCTAAGGCACGTGAAATGCAACTTGCAAAACTTTTAGATGAAGCACATCAAGAACTAGAAGTAATCAAGTCAATTTATGGTTACAGTGCACTTTATTATAAATATGTAACTCCTCATCTACCAGATCCTGTTTCTTCTAAAGATGATTTGGAACACAGGTCTTCACTATTACTTAAATGATGATAAAGAAGGTTTACAAGATTACGCATGTTATCCAGGTTCTCATGATGTTAAGAACATGTCTGCATCAACTGTATGTGTGTCTAGTAGTAATATTGTTTCAGTTGATCGTTAAATTAAGGCAATGAATTTGCAAAAAAATGTCATACATGGATTTTTATTTAAAAATAAAATAATATTATTTTATTTTTAAAAATTATAAAAATTATGAGTCTGATATCATGTTAATATCTTCAGTATTAACACTTAAAGATGTATAATTACTATTTTCATTAGAAACTGTTTCTTGATTAGAATTACTATCACTTTGAGCAGATGAAGATAAGTAATCTGCAGAACCTCCTGATTTAGCTTCTGATACAGCAGAACTACTTGAACTAGAACTGCTTGAAGAACTAGAAGAAGAACTGCTTGAAGAACTAGAAGAAGAACTATCATCTTCTAATTTTTTATTGGGTTTTTTATCACAATCAGGACATGGTGTTGTTTCAGATGTTTCTACATGACCTCCTTTATATTTTTTAGTATTTTTTTTAGTTGGTTTACTTTTTTTTACTGATTTTTTATTTTTAGCACCTCCCATTTGATTTAATTCAGACATATCAGATGTCTTAGAATTAAGTAAATTATTATACATTTCAGTACTTATAAAAGGTGATGTATTATTTAAATCTTCTTCAATTTTTGAAGACTTAACTTTCTTTTTATTTATAATTTTATTAAAGTTTATTTCAGAAACTTCAGATTCTAAATTATTAGGAATATTTAATTTAGAAATTAATATTTTAGCATCATTATTTAAAACATGATTATCATTAAATGAAGAACTTATATTTTCAGTTTTGATATTTTTCCAATTTAAAGTTTCATTATCATTTTTGCTATTATTTCCTCCCATATATATTAATATATAATAGAAAAAAAAATATAATATAAATTAATTTCTAAATTATTTTATTAATATGAAAGAAACTATTTTAATATCAATTATTATAATATTTATTTATATATATTTTTTTTTAAATAAAAAAAATTTAATATCAATAGAATCTTATAATGGTACAAAATATATGGTTTATAATGATAATTTAAATAAAGATAAAGCTAATTTACTTGCAAATATTGTTAAGAATATGTGTATACTTAAAAATTACTTAATTAAAAATATAGATACCAAAGAATTAATTGAATACAAATCATATATTAAACAATTAGCCAATAATTTTAATGAAAATAGAACTTCTATTTATGAAACAGATCCTAATTCAAATTTAACTTCTTATAGTGTTAATAAAGGTGAGGAATTATCAGTTTGTTTAAAAAGTAAAAATGATGGACAATTACATGAAATAAATTTATTAATGTATGTAATAATTCATGAAATGGCTCATTTTGCATGTCCTGAAATTGGACATGGTGAGTTATTTCAAAAAATTTTTAAAAAATTCATAGAAATATCTATAAAATTAAAAATTTATTATTATGAAGATTATAATTCAAAACCAATTGAATATTGTGGTATGATTCTTAGTTCTAATGTAATAAATTAATTATTAAAATTAGTTTGAATATATGATTTTGTTAAATCTAATGCAAATATTTTTTTATATTTATTCCAATTTTGAATAAATATTTTAGATTTTAAAAATTGATTTAATATTTTATTTAGTTTATTTTCAATTATTATTAATTGAAAATTATTTCCATTCATTTTTTTAAATGCATCCAAATAATTAATTAAAGAATCAATATTTACTAAAATATTATTAGTAATTATTTCTTCTAGATCAATATCTCTAATATTTTCATCTTGATTTCCAATATTATTTATAATCTCATCATAATAATATTTCATATTTGTATTATTTATAAAAAAATTTGAAATATTTTCTGTAATTTTATTTAATAGAAAATTTAATGAATTTAATTCATTATTTATATTATTATAAAAATTAGATTTATTTGTTAAATAAATATTATAAACTGTAAATATTATTGATAATGAACCATATAAATTTAAAATTTTAGAAAAAGATTCATTATTATGAAAATTAAATTTCAAATATACAAATGGAATTATTATAAATAAACTTAATATTATTATTATTAATATTATATCCATATATATATATATAATATATTTTTTCCTAATCAATAAAATTACAATCATCATTATCTATCTTTATAAATTCCTTAGCATTTATTATTTCATGAATAAATTCTTCACTAATAATAACATTGTTTTTTACCTGAGTAATTTTAATTTCAAATCCCATTTTCTTATATAATTTTCGTCTATGTTTTCCTTGATTCACAAAACTAGGTAATTGATCTGTGAAATCATATACTAGTGGTCTAACTAATGGATTTACTTTCCTAATTACTCTTCCAACAGCTTGTTCTACTTCTTTTCTTGAAGTAACCATAAATAATGTATTTAATTCTGGAATATCTAAACCTTCAGATGCCATTCCATAAGAAGCAAAAATAACTTGTGCTTCTTTAGCTTTCTCTAATGCTTTTTGTTTCATCCCTCCAATATAAAAATCAGATGATGTAATTTCTCTTTCATCAAGTCTACTTTTTAATGTTTGTAAATGTTCAATTCTATCAGAAAGAATTAATATTTTTCGTCCATCCTCTTGAATAATTTCTTCAATATTATCTATAATAAATTTATTTCTTCTTCCAATAGTTGTTAATTTATTAATAGTTTTTGGACGATTTACATCACCAGTATACATTAAAAATTCCTTAAATTTTTCATGTTCAATATCATAATTTATTATATTAACTAGCACTTTATTATTTTCTTCAACTTCTGCTTTATACATAATATCGCCAAAATACCAATATAAAATTTTTTCCATTCTATCTGTTCTTTTTGGTGTTGCACTTAAACCTATTGTTAATTTTGATGAAATCATTGGTAATGCTTTAGAAAAATATTGTGAAGGAGCATGATGTGCTTCATCAAATATTACTAATCCAAAATCTTTGAATATTTCATCATCATATTTATCTTTAGCAATAGATTGTAACATTCCAATAACAATATCTTTCCCATCAATATCTATTTTATTTTGTTGAATTATTCCAATATTTGCATTTGTAAATTGTTCAGCACGTTCTTTCCATTGATTTAATAAGAAAGTTTTATGAACAATAACTAAAGTTTTAACTTTAAAAATTGATGCTAAATATAATGATAATACTGTTTTACCAGCAGCACATGGTAAAACTAGAACACCCCCATCATTAATTTTGATATATGGAACAACTTTATTAATAATTTCTTTTTGTAGTGGCCTTAAATCACCATTAAATTTTATATTTATTTCACTTCCAATAATTTCATTATTTAAATCTGGTTTACCAAATCTTTTAAGACCATAATATTTTGGAATTGAATAATATTTATCATTTTCTTGATAGACATCAAATTTGACTGGAATATCATTTTTAGAAAATGTATATGGTTGATATGGTTCAACATTTAATTCTTTTTTTAATATTTCTATTTGATTCTTATATTTTTCAGTTTTTGGTATTAAATATCCTTCTTTACATAAAATTATTTTTTCCATTATTATTATAAAATATATATATTTAGTTTTTAAATTTCAATTTTATAAAATAATATAAATTTTTTTCCATACTATTATAATATGAATATTCTCAATAATAGATTTCAATATCTTAATAAATCTGCTTCTGTTATGTCTGATAACAAAGTACTAGGTCCTGTTATTGCAATTTTATTAATATTATTTGCAGTATTTATGGCACCTAAATTATCAAAAAATACTACTAATTTTATTGATAATTCTTATTTTAAAATTATTTTTCTATTAGTTATTATATTATTAGCAAAAAAGAATATAGTTATTTCATTAATATGTTTAATTATATTTTTTATTTTATTAAATAGTTCACAAGTTAATAATTCAGAAGAACAAGAAGATACTTTAGAACAACAACCTGTAAACACTTTAGAACAACAACATGTAAATACTTTAGAACAACAACCTGTTAATAATACAGAACAACTTGTTAATATTATAGAACAACCAGTTGATTTGACAATACAACAAGTAAATCCTTTAGAACCACAAGTAAAACATTTTATACCTTCTGTTAATATTACAGACCAACCTGTTAATATTACATATCCACCAGTTATTATTACAAATCCACCTATTAATATTACAGACCCACCTGTTAATATTACAGACCCACCTGTAAAAACTGTAAGATTTTCTGAAGATAATACTCCATTTGCTACACTACATCCTTCAGTTGATGGTATTATTATTCCTAATATTCCAATTTCCATAGCATCATCAAATGTTTTATCAGACGATGTTAGATCAATAACTATTGCTGCATCAACAATACCAATAACACCTGATATTACAGAATCTGCATCCAAAACAATTGTAGATGTTAGCAAAATGTCAGATAAAATTATTGATAATATAAAAGATAATAAAGATGAATATATTGATGTTATTACACAAAATGAAAAAACCATTAGAGAGAATGCTAATAATTTAAATAATCCAGAAGAATCACAACAATTATTTGATACTGCAGATAAATTAGCAACTGTACGAAATGCTGTTACTGATATTATTAATAATAATAATCCTGATATAAATCATGTAATATTAAAATCATTAGTTAAGTCAGATTTATTAAAAGAAGCAGCTGCAAATGCTTCAAATTCTGGTGATCATTTAACATCTAAACAATTAGATCAAGTATCATTATCAAATGCTAATGTAGCAAATTCATTAATTCAATCAAATATATTAAAATCATCTCCAAACTCTGAAACTCTTTGGGATGCTCATATAAAATCATCATTAAATATGATAAATTATAATCATAATATGGAAATGTCATTAGATGCATTTAATAAAGGTAATTATGTATTATCTAAAAAATATCATGATTTAGCAAATACTTATTTAGATAATAATATAACACTTAATGGAAATATTAAAGGGATTGCTGCTGAAAAATCTGATAAATTATATGAACAGGTAAATTATAATAATACATATGCTGAAACTAGATGTGATAGTATACCAGCTGTAAATATAAGCGGTGTTGAAGATTATGCATATGCTAATTTTTAAATAAAAAACATAATTTTATATAAATTATGTTTTTTTACTAATAAATTTATTTTGCTGGATTTTTGCTTATTAAATCCTTAAATTCACTTTTTATTTTATCAATATTTTTTTCAAAATATTCAGTATTTTTTTTTGCTATTTCAACTGCATTTAAATCTTCATATTTTTTCTTCATTTCTGAATTAATAGATCCAGCAATTTTAGCGGCAGAAGGACCATTAGATATTTTTAATTTATTTGCGACTAACTTTTTAAAATCTAAAAATGCTTGAAATCCAGCATTTGCACCACCATCAATTGCAGATTCAACAGTTTTCTTATTTTTCTTTAATTTTTTAGATCCTCCAATAATGTTATTAACATTAATTTCAGAAATTTCAGTGGTTGTATTTTGAGCTAAATTAAAGAATTCAGATAAAGTTTTATCATTAAGTTTTACATTAACATTAACACCTTGTGATTTTAAATTTGTGAAAAAATTACTAATATCTTCAACACTTGTTTTATTAGATGAACCTGCAGATTGTTTAACTTGAGATTTCTTAGTATTTAAATTAAGTATTTCACGTAATTGAGCTTCTAAAGTTTCTGTTGTAGTTTCTGATACTGCATTGTTTGATTCTGATGTTAACATTGAAACTAATTTATTAACTTCATTATTACCACCTGATTGTTTTTTCTTAGCACCACCATATTGACCTATGAAAGCAGAAGATGTTGCAGAATCATTTGCTCCACCTAATTGACCCATAAAAGCAGAAGATGTTACAGAATCAGTTACATTATTTTCCCTTTTTAATTTTCCCCCTAATTGACTCATAAAAGCAGAAGATGTTGCAGAATCATTCGCTCCACCTAATTGACCCATAAATATAGAGGATGTTGCAGAATCATTCGCTCCACCTAATTGACCCATAAAAGCAGAAGATGTTGCTGAATCAATTGCTCCACCTAATTGACCCATAAATATAGAGGATGTTGCAGAATCATTTGCTCCACCTAATTGACCCATAAAAGCAGAAGATGTTGCAGAATCATTTGCTCCACCCAATTGACCCATAAATATAGAAGATGTTGCAGAATCATTTGCTCCACCTAATTGACCCATAAAAGCAGAAGATGTTGCAGAATCAGTTACTTTATTTTTCCTGTTTAATTTTCCACCTAATTGACCCATAAAAGCAGAAGATGTTGCAGAATCAGTTACTTTATTTTTCCTGTTTAATTTTCCACCTAATTGACCCATAAAAGCAGAAGATGTTGTAGAATCATTTGTACCTCCTGATTGACTCATGAATATTGATGATGTTGCTGAATCATTTGCTCCACCTAATTGACCCATGAAAGCAGAAGATGTTGCTGAATCAAGGAATTTTTTTTTAGTTTTTTTAGATCCTCCTTGTTGACCATAAAAGTCAGAAGATGTTGTAGAATCTAGATTACCTCCTGATTGTCCAATAAATAAAGATGAAGTTGCGGAATCAGAGTAATTATAATTTTTAGACATTTTAGACCCACCTTCCATATTTTTGTTATTAATATCTATAATTTTAAATTTTTGAGGTAATTCAACGTTTGTTTCAGTAACAGTATCAAAAATATTATTTAAAGTATTTTGTAAAGATAAATTAGACATATTGTATATATATTAATTTAGAAATTAAAATTTGTGTTTTTATATTATTTTTATCCAATGTATAGTAATATAATGTATATAAATCAAATAGATGAATTATTTGATAGTATATTAAATAAGCTAAATGATTATTTAGATAATCATAAAGCTTTTACTAAATTATCATTAGATACTAATTTTGTAAAATTTCAAAATGATATTTTAAATTATATTAAAAATTTTATTGAAACAATACCAAAAAAAGATATAACTAATATTATTAAAAAAGATACATATTATGAAATAATCCTTAATATTATTAAAAGATATTGTGCATTTTATATTTATTTAGGAATAGGTTATTATTATGAAGGAGGTCGTGATTTATTTATAACAAATATGATTGAAACAAGTAGATATCAAAAAGATTCAAAAATTCAAATTCCAAATTTCTTTAATAGTGAAAATAATTTTAAAATAATATCATTTTATACTGATATTAAAAATTTCATTTCATTAATACAACTAAAAACTATTGATAAAATTAAAATTATATTATCAAATAATCCACAAAGATATGAAACTACTATTTCTCTATTTAATGATTTAGGTGAAGATTATATCTTAGAGTATTTTTTAATAAAAGATAATTTTCACAATATGTTGAAAGCTATAATATTTAAACAAATATATTTAAAAGAAGAGAAAAATGAAATTGTAAATATTTTAAATCAACAAGAGAAAAGTGATGTTGAATATAAATTTATTGAAATTGTAATATCAAATCAAAAAAAATTAGTTGATTTTAATGTTATACAAAAATTTTTATCAATTTCTGAATTGAAATCTGGATTAGCAGAAGAAATATATAATTATTTAGAAGAAAATAGAGATAATAAAGAATTAATAATTAAAGAAAATGAAGATTATATAAATTATTTATTTAGTAATAAAATTATAATACCAATTACAGAAGACTTTTTAAGATATCATAAAGATACTGAAAAATATGATCCAGAAAGTTTAGTTGAAAATAGTAATATAAAAGAACGTGATGCAACAAAAATTAAATATATTATTAGTAAAATGAATAATGTAAAAAATTATCATTCATTATTATTAGATAATAATCCAAAATTAAAATTAGAAACTGAAAAATTATTTTTTAAACCATTGCAACCTAAATTAGCAGTATTATTTAATGATAATGAAGAAATAAAAATAATTCAAAAATTAGAAATATCAGAGAATGCAACAGATTATGATTTATTAATTGATTTATTAAATATACGTAAATATTCATATGTAAATTTTAAGAAAATGTCTAAAGATGGAATTAAAATTCGTCCTGAAAAAACAATCCAAGGTATTCGTCAAACAAGTTTACTTCAGAAAGATAATGTTCCAATTGAAACTAGAATAGGTCATGATAATATTGATATGAATGTAATAGGTATTGCTTTTAATCCATCTAAAAAATCATTAGATTGTTTTAATAAAAATAACTTTATTAATGTTAAAAATAAAAATGAAAGTAATGGTTTTAAACAATTTATTAATATTTTAAATGAAACATTTGATACAAAAGATAATAAATTATATTATTGGTTATTTGATAGTAAAACAGATAAATCTACTTCTAAAACATATGTCAATTATACCAATAATATTCAAAATAATATTAAATTAATGATTTTTGAAATTTATAATATTTATATTAATTTAGTTACAAATAAATTAAAAAAATATTTAAAATCTATTGAAAGTATTACCATATGGGATATTTATAATATTTTTAAAGCTTATGAAAAAAATTATTTTGATTTTAAATTAAATCCTTCGATTAAAAATGAATTAATTGAATATGCATTAATTAAAAAAGTACCTGAAATAGAAATAGTACCTGATGAGATTGAATCAATTATACCTGGTAAAAATGAAAGTATTATTGAATTACCTATTTTAAAAATAATAAAAGAGAAGAAAAATATCATTAAAATAGGTGATAATGATATTGATATAAAAATTTTTGATTCAAAAAAATATAATCCAATTTGTCATCACTATATAAAATGGAGAAATATTAGATATATTAAAAATATTGATAATTATAATCAAGCAATATTTGATTTTGTAAAACAATATGTATCTTTAAATGATAAAGGTGAATATTTTTGTAAAGGTTGTCAAGAAGCAGTTAAAATGGAAAAATTTGAAGCAACATATGATCAAGAATTAGATACTTTTTTAATTACTTCTATTTCAGTAGGTGAAAGATTAGAAGATATTCCAAAATATTCAAAATATATGAGAACTATAAGAAATCTTGAAAAAAATATAGAAAAATTTGCATATTCTATGGATATTATTTCATTACTAGGAAATTCTCCTGATGCTAGAATAAGAAGAAAATCTATAATTAAAGATGTTATTGATATTATTCTTGTTCATACAGAATGGCTTCGTGAACAACCTAAAAATAGAATCGAACTATATAATCAAAAATATGGTATTGGTAAAGATTTAACAAATTTGTTCTTTTTTGAATTAAAAGATGAAATTTTTTTAACAAGTTCTACTGATACTGATCAATATAAAATAATTAAATATAATAATATTATGGCTTATTTAATTGTTGTTATTTTAACTGAATTAAATTTTGGACAATTAATTAATTTAAGGGAAGATAAACGTATTAATTATTTTTTTTATAAAAAAATAGGATCAACTCTATTTTCTAATTTATTCTTGAGAGTTAATCAAAAACAGAAAGTTTCTTTAACTAATATTCCATTACTTGCATATATTATTTATTATTTATCTGGGATTATGGTTTCAAATAGATTATGGTTATATAATGACAAAAATATTGATGTGAAAGATAAACCAGTTTATTTAATTAATACTCAAAAAATTATTATTAATACAGTTATAGATTTATTAAATACATTATTTGAAGCAAATACATTAGATGAAAAAAATTTTATTTATGAAATTATTAACACACGAATAAGTATTAAAATAAATAATATTTACAATGATGAACAACTATTAAAAAGAGTTGAGACTAGATCACTTAAAAATATTAAATTTGATGAAAATACCAAAAAAGTATCATTTTTAAATAAAAAAATAAACTTTATTGAATTAAATATAGATTATAAAGATATTGAAAATAAAATACAATTATGTTCTCTTAAAACTTATGAATTAAATAAATTAAAAAATAAAACAGATAATAATTCAATCGATGGTTTAACAAATTGTTCTGATGGTAAATTTCATAAATGGATATTTATGAAAAAAAATAATGATTTAATATGTGAAATATGTAATAAATCATATAATGAAGAATTTAAAAATTTAACAACAACTAGTTCAGAAAATAATACTTTTGACTATCTAGATAAACTAAAATATATTAATCTAAATAAATTATCAAAAAAATATTGCCTAAGTGGTGAAACTCATGATATAGATAATTATGGTATTTGTTCAAAGTGTAAAGTTGATATTAATAAATTTGAGGTAACTATAAAAGAATTAAAACAACTAGATAAAAATATTGATATTAAATCAAATGAATTAATATTAAACCAAATTAATTTAATAAATGAAATTAAAAAGAAAAATATTAAAATTAATGAAAATATAAAAGAAATAATTAGTAACTTTAATAAAGAATATGATAAAATTAAAGATTTAAAATTAGAAAATTATATTAATAGTTTTGTAGATAAATTAATTAAAATATTAGGTAATAAAATAAAAGTTAATGATAAAATTATTTATTTAAAAGAAACTGTTTATATTATTGATCATGATTATTTAGGTAATCCTATGAAAAATCCAATTAATATATTATCATCAGATAATAAAATTCAATATGCATATAAACATGCATCATTTAATAAAGATGTTATTTATTATAAAGATAAATCAAATAATGTGTATGTTTATTATGATTCAATTACAATGCAATATTTAGGTTATTCTGAAGACAATAAAAATATTAAAAAAAATAAAAATAATCCATCAATACAAATAGAATTATCTATTAAAGATAGTATTATATATTTAGGTTATGAAAATCAATATTATAATATTTATCATATCAATAAAGATTTTCAAGATAATTTACCATCAGAATTAAATAAAGAATATATTCTTAAAATAATAAGAAATAGAATAAATGATTTAAAACAAATCATAATGAGAACAAATTCAATAATAAATAATATTAGAAATAGTGGAAAAATATTATCAAATTATAATATTAATGAAAAAGAAATAGTAAATGAATTTACTAAAAAACTAAAAAAATTTAATATTTCTAATGGGAAAGATGAAATTTTTAAAAATTTTAAGGAAATATTATCAAATATACATATTAATTATAAAATACCTGATAATTTTAAAATAAATCTAAATAAAAATTATATTGATATAAATATAATTAATACTCTAAATAATTCAGATATAAAATTAATATTTTATTTAATAGATAATCTTAATAAATTATTAGACTATAATACACAACCTGCAATTGAATCAGAATTAGCTCATTTAATTATTAAAATAATTAAATTTTTATTTAATATGTATTATAGACCATATTTTAATTATAATATTAGGAAATTTGATTATCTTTTATTAAATGAAACTGTTTATATTGATGAAACATTAAGAGTTGTTGGACATTTCCAAGAATTATTAACTCAAAATGAAATTGATGATCCTGATAAAAAAGAAGAAGAATATTCGTTGAAAGAAGCTTCTGATGCTTTTGATATTGATGATTATGGAGATGATGAAGATAAAAAATATGATGACATAGATAATAGTATTGAAGCATTAGATGGATATGAATAAATATTAATTTTTAATAATTATATAAATATATTATAAAATATATTTATATTTAGTATTATATATATGAACTATCTTGATCAAGAAGCAACTAAAATTTTTTCTTTTATATATAATAAACCATTTGTTAAAATACCTTTATTGATAATATTAGGTATATATTTTGTAATTTCGCCAAAATTACCTAATTTTGTTCATATAATGTACAATAATATTATATTTAAAATATTAATTATATCGTTAATTATTTTTTTAAGTATGCATGATAAACAATTAGCAATTATGGTCACTCTAATTTATTTATATACAGTTAATAAATTAAAAAATAAAATATAAATTTTTTATTACACGCATTTTTAAAAAAAAAATATAAAAAAAATAAAATCTAAGTAATTAAAATATACTATAGAATATATGAATTTAATAAATACAATTTTAATTTTAATTATAATTATTTTTCTTATAAATTATTTTTCTAATGGACAAATACTAACATCTCTGAAAAGAATTTTTAATTCTTGTCAAACTAATTTAGAATCTTTCACAAATAAAAAACCTGGTTGTTATCCACATAATTCTTTTAATATTCCTTTTGCTAATCAAGTTGATCTTCCTTATATAAATAATAATGATATTAAAAATATGAATGCTGATACATTTGGTATATATGATTTCATTAATAGCTTAGTTACTAAAAATGTTAACATTTATGAATTAACACCGTCCAGTGGTCAAAAAATACAAGTAAATAAAGATATGGAACAATATATTTTAAATAATTTATTAACAATTTCAAATTGTAATAAATATTTTTTTAGTAATATAAAATTAAGTCAAGATTTATATTATTATGAAAATTATAAAGGAAAAGATTTTGAACCATTTATTTTTACAACTGATATAAATCATGATAATAAAAACTTAGGTAATTATTCATTAGTTATTGATTGTTTTTTAAGATATGATAAGAAGAAAAATCCATTAACAATCAAAAGTATAAAAATAATTAAAAAAAATACACTTGATAAAATTACAGATACTGCAGTTGAGAAACATCTTCAAATAACAAATAATATGAATAATACATTTAAAGATATCCGTAATCCAGTTGATAATAATGATTTATTTATAATACCGTCTAATAATATAAAAAAAGTAAATTTTCAAAATAATGAAACTGATAGTTTAATACCAAGTATTGATGAAATATTATCTACATAATATTTTTCTATATAAATTAATTAAATCCAACTAATTACTAAATCGATCAATACTGATGGAAGATTTAGTTTATAAATTATTTTATGAATCAATATATATTTTAATCTTTGATGTTCAACAGGATAAACTATTTGAATAGGTAGTGATCCATGCATATACAATTCATATAAAGTCATTGATTTTAATCCTATATATTTGTCTGTAGATTTTGTTTCGTATAAAAATACTTGCTCGAAATCAAAACCAAAACTATATAATGTTTCATATAATTGTATACAACTCAACAAATATTTTTTATTTATAAAATTATTCATCTTTTGTTCATTATATCTAAATGTTCTTGCAAAATTATCGTCTATATCATTTAATCCTAATGTTTTTATAATATTTTTAACTTTTAATTCAATATGTTTACCATAATTTTTATTATCATTATCAGTATATAATTCTAAAATTAATTCAGGTTTTTGAAGAATATATTTATAAAATTTAGATTCAAATATATCTTTATCTGGTACCCAAACTGATCCACAAAATAATTTATTCATATTTAATTCAGTATATGTTTGAAATTGATTAATTTGATTCCTAATGTTATCGACTAAATACTTAATTATTAGTGGGTTATTAAATTTTAAATTACGATCTACCAGTTTTTTTATAATATAACTATTCATTGATTCAACTGCAAAATACATTAAATGTGTATATTTTGAATTTGTGTATTCAAAATTAATTGAATCAAAATAGTCAAATAATTCATCTATATATTCATTAGATAGAGTTATTGACATACTAGTTTTAATTACTCTATCTAATAAAGAGTAATTAAAAATAGAATCATTAAATTTTTTTTCAATTTCATAATATCTATTAATTGTTTCTGGAATAAGATAATTTTTACAACAATATAAAAATTTATCAAGATCTTCTATATGAGTTTTGTATTTAGAAATTTGTTTAATTATCATTTTTTGAAATTTTATATCATTACGATTAATATACTCTTGCAATATCATATAATCAATAACATCTACTATTGCATATAGTGGACAATTAAATAGTGAATCAAATAATGTTAAACCATTATATTGTGTAGAACTATATTTAACTTCATTAAAATTATATATAGTTTGATCTTCATCATTAATTGATATAATAACACTGATTAAATTATCTATAATTTCATGTCTTAATGGATCAATCTTTAAAATTTTTCCATAATTATGAGAATATGCTATTAAATCAATTAATTTTGATATATAAGGTATCGCTATTGGTTCTTGAAATTCCATATTGATTTATTTAATTAAAAATAATAATATTATTATAAATATTATTTTCAATTTTTCCTAATTGATTTAAAAAATGGATCATTTTTTAAAATTTCATCAGGAGTTAAATATTCATCTTTAACTAAAATACGACCTCTATCTGATACATATTTACCTGATTCATATTTAGATGGTACTATTCTTTTTGCAAATTCTTTTACTTTATCTGGAATTTCAGGTTCAGATAAAAATTCTGGGAAAAATCCTTTACGCGATAATGTATTAAAAAAATAATGAATATCATAATATTTATTTTGTTCAGGTAAAATATTTATTTTAGATGTCCAATCTGCACTTACTTTAGAATTTTCAACTATATTAGGAATACATGCAAAATCAAAATCCCATAATTTAATTTGAAATCCAATATTTGGAACTATATAAGTTTGACCATTAATTTTATATAAATATTTTTTATTTTCATCATCAATATCAATATTATGAATTAATATATTATTTGCTTTCATATCATTATGTCTAAACCCTGGATATTTTCCATGAATAACAGCTAATACAGATAATATTTGAAACAAAATAGTTCTCCAATGTTTTGTTGTCATAGTTTTATAATTATTACGTAAATAATCTAATAAATCTCCACCATTAGCCCACTCACTTACAAGAATGGATACATTTTGATAATATTCACCTTTTTCATATTTTTCAACAAATTGTTCAAATTTTTTATTATTTACAATATTAGATTTTGTTAAATTTAAAAAGGGTTTAATACTAGTATTAAATGTTGTAATTGGTAAAACAATATGCGGTGTTTGTTTATTAATCACAAAATATGATAATAATTTAATCATTAATAATTCAGTATTTTCAGGTCTTTTAATATTATACATATCTCCATAGTTTTCTTTCTTAGGATATGCAACTATTTTAACAGCATATGATTTTTTTGTTTCATTTTCAGGCGGAGGATGTACTCCTTTAAAAGTATGACCTGTTGATCCACTTTTTATATATAATAATTTACCACCTAATTCATTAATAGCTTTACCAAAATCTATATATTTTTTTGGTAATAGTTCTCTAATGTCTTCTTTGTTTGTTGGATATTCAAAAGATTCTGTAGAATTTTTAAAATCAATAATAGATTCAATATTATTCCCACCAACCATATCTTTTATAGTATTAATTCTATCAGGAATTAAATTAAAGTTTTTCTTGTTATCATTTATTTTCTCCATAATTAATCTATAAGATATTTTTTTATTATAATTAAAATTTGATTTTTTAAATCAAATTAATTAATTATAATATTTTTTTGCGTTTATTTTATATTTTTTTATTTTTTTTTTTTATAAAATATTTACTATATATATATTATGTTAAATAAATTATTAATCAATAAAATTAAAGGTGTAACAGGACCACAGGGATTAAGAGGTCCAGTTGGACCAAAAGGTTTATTAGGATTAAATGGTCCAACTGGTTTACAAGGTAATACTGGCCCCAAAGGAATACAAGGTAATACTGGTCCGACTGGTCCAAAAGGAATTACTGGTCCTAAAGGAATTCAAGGACCTACTGGTCCTATTGGATTACAAGGTAAGATTGGTCCAACTGGTATACAAGGTAATACAGGTCCAACTGGTATTCAAGGTAATATTGGTCCAACAGGTTTACATGGTAATAATGGTCCAATAGGTTTACAAGGTAATACTGGTCCAACAGGTTTACAAGGTAATACTGGTCCAATTGGTTTACAAGGTAAAACTGGATCGATTGGACCAACTGGAATTCCTGGTAATACAGGTATTCAAGGTTATACTGGTCCTACAGGAATTCAAGGTAATACTGGTCCAGCAGGTAATTCAATTAATACTGGAGCAAAAGGAGATACAGGTCCAACTGGATTACAAGGTAATACAGGTCCTACTGGTATTCAAGGTAAAACTGGATTGCAAGGTAATACTGGTCCTACTGGTTTGCAAGGTAAAACTGGATCAATTGGTCCAACTGGATTACAAGGTAATACTGGCCCAACTGGATTACAAGGTAATACTGGCCCAACTGGATTACAAGGTAATACTGGCCCAACTGGTCCAACTGGATTACAAGGTAATACTGGCCCAACTGGATTACAAGGTAATACTGGTCCTACTGGTCCAACTGGATTACAAGGTAATATTGGTCCAACTGGATTACAAGGTTATACTGGACTAACTGGTCCAACTGGTATTCAAGGTAATATTGGTCCAACTGGATTACAAGGTTATACTGGTTCAACTGGTTTACAAGGTTATACTGGACTAACTGGTCCAACTGGTATTCAAGGTAATGTTGGTCCAACTGGATTGCAAGGTTATACTGGACTAACTGGTCCTACAGGTTTACAAGGTAATGTTGGTCCAACTGGATTACAAGGGAAAACTGGATCAATTGGTCCTACAGGTTTACAAGGTTATACTGGATTACAAGGGAATACTGGACTAACTGGTCCTACAGGTTTACAAGGGAATACTGGATCAATTGGACCAACTGGATTACAAGGTAATACTGGTCCAACTGGTTTACAAGGATTACAAGGTAATACTGGTCCAACTGGTTTACAAGGATTACAAGGTAATATTGGTCCAACTGGTTTACAAGGATTACAAGGTAATACTGGTCCAACTGGTATGCAAGGTAATACTGGATCAACAGGTCAACAAGGTAATACTGGTTCTACTGGTCTACAAGGATTACAAGGTAATACTGGTCCTACTGGTCTACAAGGATTACAAGGTAATACTGGTTCAACTGGTTTACAAGGACATACTGGTTCTACTGGTCTACAAGGATTGCAAGGTAATACTGGATCAACTGGTCTACAAGGATTACAAGGTAATACTGGTCCTACTGGTCCTACTGGTATTCAAGGTAATACTGGATCAACTGGTCAACAAGGTAATACTGGTCCTACTGGTCTACAAGGATTCCAAGGTAATACTGGTCCTACTGGTCTACAAGGATTCCAAGGTAATACTGGTATTCAAGGTAATACAGGACCAACAGGATTACAAGGACATACAGGAGTGGATGGATATACGGGTCCAACTGGTTTACAAGGGATACAAGGTTTACAAGGTAATCCAGGTTTAAATGGTCAACCTGGTCCAACAGGATTAAATGGTCCACCTGGTTTACAAGGTATACAAGGTAATACAGGTCCAATAGGATTACAGGGACATACAGGTGTTGATGGATATACTGGTCCAACTGGTTTACAAGGGATACAAGGTAATCCAGGATTAAATGGTCAACCTGGTCCAACAGGATTAAATGGTCAACCTGGTTTACAAGGTATACAAGGTAATACTGGTCCAACAGGATTACAGGGACATACAGGAGTTGATGGATATACTGGTCCAACTGGTTTACAAGGTAATCCTGGTTTAAATGGTCAACCTGGATTAAACGGTCAACCTGGTCCAACAGGATTAAATGGTCCACCTGGTTTACAAGGTAATACTGGTCCAACAGGATT